TAAAGCAGATGGTATCGCGGGCAAAGCCACGCTGGGGGCGCTGTATGGCTAATAAAATCACATCTGCCCAGCTAGTGGCATATTTTCAACGGGCCGTTGCGGAGGGCTGGGGCTACGTTTGGAGCCTTAATGGGGAGCTGTACACCCGCGAACTGGCCGAACACTACCACAAAATCCAGCGGCCTACATCCAAGCACCGCGACCCTAAAACCTACTGGCTAAAAGATTGCGCCAAATGGATAGGCAAGATGGCGGCTGACTGTTCGGGCGGCATTGTCGGGGCGCATAGGCAATACAATCCATCCTACCAAGACCAGAGCGCCAACACCTTCTATAGCCGCTGCATCGAGAAAGGGCCAATATCCACTATCCCGGAGATTCCCGGCCTGTGCGTATGGCGTGACGGGCATATCGGCATATACGAGGGTAACGGGAACGTGCTGGAGTTTCGCGGCACGGACTACGGAGCCGTAAGAACCAAGCTAACAAGCCGCAACTTCACCCATTGGGGCCGCTTGCGGGATGCAGAATACGCGGAGGAAAAGCCTATGATATTCGAGGTAACATCACCGTATCAACGCGGCCCGGCTTATGAGGCCATGCAGACCGCTCTAAACGCCGCAGGATACGATTGCGGCAAGGCAGACGGAGTATGGGGCCCTAAATCACAAAACGCGCTACAGGGCTTTGTAGAGGCCCATATGCCCATTGGCGTTTCTATAACCGTCGAGGCTGGCGGGGTAACTTATCGCGGGGATGCTGTGAGGTAGAGAGTATGGATGTAGAAAAGGAGATCGGCAAGATGTTGCAACAGCTTTCAAGAATTGAGGCCATGCTGGCGAACGCTTTATCCGATCTGGAAGATCACGAGGCCAGGCTTCGATGCTTGGAGCAAAAAGGCGGCAAGCGGTGGGAAACGCTTGTAGGACAAATCATAACGTTACTGGTTGCCGGGTTCGCCGGGTGGCTATTGAGCGGAAATATTTAAACGGAGGAAATCATCATGCAGGAATTTTTCACTTGGGCCATGCTTGGCACCTATGCGGGGGCGGTACTGGCTACCACCCTTATCACCCAGCTCATTAAAGAGTGGCTGAAATCCATCCCCACGCGGATTGTAAGCTATGTTATCGCGCTGGTGGTGCTTCTGGCCGCCGCCGCCTTTAACAACGCTCTCACGCTGGCTGATGGGGCGCTGTGCCTATTTAATGCGGTCATTGTATCCCTCGCGGCGAACGGCGGGTTTGATGCGGTATCCAAAGAGTAACTATTATATATAATGAAAGGGGGGCCGTTTGGCCCCTCCTTTTTTTTATCATAATGGCGGCGTAAAACCCCTTGCTTTAGCTATGGGGATATAAGCCGTCGCATCCCCTTGTATTAGATTTGGTTTTGTGGTATAATCAAGTCATGGAATATAAATCAAACAACAACGTAGTATATTCGTGCAAATATCATGTTGTCTGGTGTCCAAAGTATCGGCGCAAAGTACTTGTTGGAGCAATTGCAGAGCGACTAAAGGAGTTAATTGAAATACGCTGCTCTGAAATTAACGCCGAAATATTAGAAATGGAAATCATGCCAGACCATGTACATTTGCTCATTGAAGTTGACCCGCAGTTTGGAATCAACCAAGCTATAAGGAGTATCAAAGGGTTTTCGTCACATTCGTTACGCAATGAATTCCAAACATTAAAAACTAGGTTGCCAACCCTATGGACGAACAGTTATTTTGTTTCGACCGTTGGTGGAGCGCCACTTGAAGTCATCAAACAATATATTCAGAATCAAGAAACATCGCAAAGGAGGTGAGATAGTGGAGTACAGTTACAAGTTTCGTATATACCCAACAAAAGAACAAGAGATTTTAATACAAAAAACATTTGGCTGTACTCGTTATGTGTACAACCACTATCTCGCCAAGCGTACAACGGCATATGAATCCGAAAAGAAAACGCTGAATTACAATGCCTGCTCTGCTGACATGACAAACTTAAAGCGTGAGTTTGAATGGCTTCGTGAGGTAGACGCTACCGCTCTACAGTCTTCAATCAAAGACCTTGATTTCGGGTTCCAAAACTTCTTTCGCAGAGTAAAGCAAGGCGAGAAGCCCGGCTATCCCCGCTTCAAGAGTAAGCACAACAATCGCCAAAGCTACAAGAGTAAATGCGTTGGCACAAATATTAAGGTAAGCGAAAACGCAATCCAGTTGCCTAAGCTTGGTTTTGTAGAATGCAGGGTGTCAAAGCAGGTTCGTGGCAGAATTCTATCCGCAACGGTTAGTAAAAACCCAAGTGGCAAATACTTTGTGGCTTTGTGTTGTACAGACGTTGAGATTGAACCGCTTGAACCAACAGGCGCACTCGTCGGAATTGACCTTGGTTTAAAAGAATTTGCAATCACGTCTGATGGGCAGAAATTTGAGAATCCCAAACACCTCACCAAATCCCAAAAGAAACTTGCTAAACTTCAACGACAGCTATCCCGAAAACAAAAGGGTAGTAAAAATAGGAACAAGGCGAGAATCAAGGTGGCGAGGTTGCACGAGCACATCACCAATCAGCGAACGGATACGCTTCACAAACTCTCAACGCAAATGGTGCGTGATTATGACCTAATTGCCATAGAGGATTTGCAGGTTAAAAATATGGTGAAGAATCACAAGCTTGCAAAGTCAATCAGCGATGTTTCGTGGTCAGAGTTCACGCGCCAGCTCAAATACAAATGCGACTGGTATGGCAAAACGCTTGTTGAAATAGACAAGTTCTATCCGAGTAGCCAGCTATGCGGTGTGTGTGGCGAGAAGAATCCTGCCGTGAAGGATTTAGCCGTAAGGGAATGGACTTGCCCGAGCTGCGGGGCGCAGCATGACCGTGACGTAAACGCTGCGAACAACATATTGAAAGAAGGCTTGCGAACGCTCGCAGGCTAAACCATTTAAAAATACCGTGGGACACACGGAAATTTAAGCCTGTGGAGACTATGTAAGACTGGGTAGCCAGCAACGGTTTGTGAAGCAGGAATTCCCTCGCTAGGGCTCGGGAGGAATCCCCCGGCTTTAGCCGTGGGGAGCTGTCAAGCAGGACAACAAACAAACACCACAATAAACAAGCGGACAACAGCGGAATCCGACAAATAGACCTTTCTGCGCCTTTTTGTTTGCGCACACAAATGCCGCAACGCGCCCTGCGGAAAATTTTGGATTTTATTCCAAAAGGGTATTGACATATATATGCAGTAATGGTAATATTAACCTATCCTAGAAACGAAACGAATAAAGGAGGTGATTGTTTGAACAAGCGGTTACTGGCTGGACGGATGGTTATGGCCGGGTATACGCAGGCATCTGCCGCAGAGGCGTTAGGGGTATCAAAAAACACGTTTAACGCGAAAATGAACGGGCACGGGCCGTTCGATGCCGACCAAATTATAAGGTTGTGTGAACTGTTCGGGATTGAGGATAGCCACGACAAGGTACAAATCTTTTTAACCCGCGCAAATGCGGACAAGCACTAAAGAAAGGAGGAACGCATGAACGAACTTATCACAGTCAACTACGAATCAGACCGCCCCACGGTTTTGGGGCGCGACCTTCACGCGATGCTGGAAGCCAAGACCCCCTATGACACGTGGTTCCCGCGCATGACGGAATACGGATTTTCTGACGGAACGGACTTTTCCACAATTTTGTTGAAAAGTACAGGCGGCAGACCCGCGACCGACCACCAGCTCACCATCGACATGGCAAAAGAAATCTGCATGTTGCAGCGGAGCGAGAAGGGGAAAATGTGCCGGGAGTATTTCATTGCCATAGAAAAGCAATGGAACCGCCCCGAGGCGATCATGGCGCGGGCATTGCAGTTTGCGGACAAGCAGCTAAAGGCCCTGCAAAGCGAGAATGCCGCCCTTTCCCTTGCGAATGTGCAGAAAGATCAAGTGATCGGGGAACTAAAGCCCAAAGCGGATTACGTAGACTACATCCTATCCAGCAGCGGCACTATGGCCACCTCGCAGATTGCGGCAGATTATTCCTTGTCTGCACACCGCCTCAACAGGTTCCTACATGAGGCAGGAATCCAGCGCAAGGTAGGCGATCAATGGATACTCTACACGGCGCACATGGGCAAGGGCTACACCAAATCTGAAACCATCCCAATCTCCAGATCGGACGGGCGGCCCGACACGAAAATGTTCACCCGCTGGACGCAAAAGGGGCGGCTGATGATTAACGAGGTTCTGAACAATTACGGCATCTACGCCAATATGGATACCGGGATGCTGGCGCAAGGCTGACCGTCAAAAAGAAAGGTAGGCAAGACAAGTGTTCTATATGAAATACATGGGCCAGAAACTTGAAATTCACGAGGACAATGTTTATACGCTCTGCGCTTGGTGCGGTAAGGAGCATGCGGTGGATATTCAGGAAATTTTGTCATCGGGAGACGCCGATCTGTACGGCACGGCGGTTTATTGCGCAAAGTGTTCGCAAATCCGCTCCGGCCTCGAATAGACAAGCACACGGGATAGGACAAATTCAGCGCCGCATAGGCTAAAGCGAGGCGCAAAGCGAGGTGATAAAAATGGAGCTAACCCGCGAATATCAGCAATATGTCTTGGATGTTCTCGCGGATATACGCGGGCGGCGAACGGGAGAAACGCTAAAGTATACGCTCGTACCAGAAGAAACGGAGGAATCAGATGGAACAGAGGATAGTCCCACGGGACAAGCTCATTCAGGATGCGCTTAGCCCAGCGGCAAAACAACGCCGGGCGCGGGAGCGATATTACCGCAGGCACGGGGAATGGATAGCTTACAGGCGAGACGTGTTTGCAAAGAAGCTGCACGACCAGACGCGGAGCGGATAAAGAAAAGCGTTGGAGGAACGGCAATTCCAACCAACGCCACAGAAAATTATTCACTTACAGCATATCAGAAGGAGGGGAAACAGTCAATGCACATTTTAACCGAACAACAGGAAGCGGCCATGATTGCCCATGCGGCGGAGCTTGTAATCCAGCTACAGCAGGAACGGCACAAGGCTGAAATGTACCAAGATTGGTATAACGAAAAAAGGCTTGCTCTGGATGCTCTTATGGCACAGAAGGAGGACAAGCATGAGTTTTAATGAGTTTATGCCTGAAATCGCGGACGGGTTTGTTATTGACACAGACCAGAAAGCCGAGTGGGCACTAGGCAAAATCAAGGAACACCGGGCCGAGGCTGACCGCATGGCGGCGGTATGTGATGCAGAGATAGAGCGATACGGCCAGATCAAGCAGGAGGCCATAGACAAGGCCGCGAAGGATAGCGGGTATCTGGAAGCGTTATTGTTCGCCTACTTTGCCACAGTGCCCCACAAGGCCACCAAGACGCAGGAAACCTATAAGCTGCCCTCTGGCACCTTAAAGCAGAAAGTAAGGGAGCCGGAATACAAGCGGGAAGAATCCGACATCTTGAAATGGCTTACCGAACAGGGCCTTGATAGCCTGATCGAAACCAAGTCCGCGCCCAAGTGGGCCGAACTAAAGAAGGGCATCACAGCCAGCGGGGAGCAAGCAATCTATGCCGAAACGGGCGAGATCATCCCCGGCGTGAAGATCATCGAGCGTGAACCCGTGTTCAGTGTGGAGGTGTAAATGTTTAACGAAAAAAAGACGGAATGGACACGGGAGCAAGGCGATCTGCCCGTGTACCAAACGCCGAAATATCTAGCGGCCCGCGCTAAGGCCATTGAGATCATCGAAAGCGGCAAGTACGGCGTGACAGAAGCCGACTTCTGGATTCTGATGAACCTCACCGCAAAGAAAGACAAAATGGCCTATTCTGGCCTGATTATCAGCCATAACGGATGTCTGAAAATCAATGATCGGCTGGATACCAAGTTTGACCCCGCAAGCGTGGCGCTCGATAAGGAAGGCTGGGGCGGTTCCCTGGTTTACACCTACTGTAACCCCGAACAGGGCATCTATGAAAACGGGGAAGTCAGCAAATCAAACTGCAAGAATGATTACCCCTATGCGATGGCCTACAAGAGATGCTTTGACCGCGTTGTGCTAAAGCTTTGCAAACTGGCCTATGACGGTATCTATTCCGACAGCGAAAGCGAGGAATTTAGGGAGCAAGTGACCGAACCGGAAAAGAAACAGGCCGCTCCCCCGAAACAGGACAAGCCCAAGACCACCATGCCCAGCGTGAGTGAGAACCCGGAAGTGAACCGCCTGCGC